GAACATCGGCAATCGATGGAAGTAGTGGAACATCGGGAATAGATGGAACAAGTGGAACGGCTGGAACATCAGGAACTACTGGAACTTCGGGAACAAGCGGTTTAGATGGAACTTTCTTCGGAAGTAGTGGAACGAGTGGAACTTCGGGAACAACTGGTACAAGTGGAACTGCTGGAACAAGCGGAACGGCTGGAACATCAGGAACAGCAGGAACATCGGGAATTGATGGAACAAATGGAACATCGGGTACGAGTGGTATTAACGGAACAAGTGGAAGTAGTGGAACTACGGGAACATCAGGAACTTCGGGAACGAGTGGATTGGATGGAACTTATTTTGGTTCATCGGGAACTTCGGGAACTGCTGGAACAAGTGGAAGTGATGGAACAAACGGAACTTCGGGAACATCTGGTACAAGTGGATTAGATGGAACTTTCTTTGGTTCATCTGGTACAAGTGGAAGTAGTGGAACTTCTGGATTGGATGGCTCAAACGGAACTTCGGGAACATCAGGAACAAGCGGTTTGGATGGAACATACTTTGGTTCTTCGGGAACTTCGGGAACTTCAGGCTCATCAGGAACTTCAGCAACAAGTGGAACGAGTGGAACATCGGGTACATCCGGACTTTTATTATTAACTGGAACAACTGATAATGGTGTAATAACTTATGTTAACGCAACCGGATTTGGACAAGTTGAAAGTAGTTTTAAATTTGATTCTAGCAAATTAGAAGTTACTGGTTCTGTAAACCCAACTATTTATAGTGAAACTCATGCTTCTTTAGGAACGGGTGGTAGTGTAACTTTAGATTTAGCAACGGCTAATAACTTTACAAGAACTGTAAATGCGAACACAACATTTACATTTGGTAGCCCACCACCTAATAGAGCATTTGGATTTACAATAGCATTGGTAAATGCAGGAGCATATGTTATAACTTGGCCAAACACTGTTAGATGGGCAGGAGCAACCGCACCAATATTAACATCAGCTGGAACTGATGTATTGACTTTCTATACTTTGGATGGTGGTAATAACTACTATGGTTTCTTAATTGGATTAAACATGTCAACTTAAAATATGAATAGTTATGGGAATATTTAGAAGATTAGTGCCATTGGATGGTGGGGGAGAGCCCATTCCATTTAAAATTCAAGTAACAACTACTTCGAATGGGCAAATATTTACATTACCATTGGTAAGTTTTGGTTCGTTTGCAACGGATATTGAAGTAGCTTGGGGAGATGCTACTCCCACTTCCACAATAACATCTGTAGGCGATTCTGATAGAATACATACATATGCAACCGCTGGAGTTTATACTGTTGAAATAATTGGTCAGATGCCTGGATTTAAAGTTAATAATAATGCGGCAATACGTTCACTTATTACGGGCATTATAGATTTTGGTAGAGTTGGTTTAAGAACTTTAGATTTTAACGGATGTACAAATATAACATCTATACCAGCTAGTGGCACAATGGAAGTTGGTTATAGAGGATTGAATAATATAATTTCTTTTGCGGGATTTATGAGAGGTACAGGAATAACTTCCATACCTGCTGATATATTTGATTTTTCACCATCAGCAACAACATTTAGTGATATATTTTCATTTACATCGGTAACGGCTATACCAACGGGATTGTTTGATAATTCTACAAATGCAAATAGTTTCGCATCGGCATTTAACTCATGTACATTATTGAATACATATTCTGCTAATCTATTTGCAAGTTCAACAAATGCAATTAACTTTTCATCAACATTTAGAAATTGTTTAGCATTAACATTTGCACAACAATTTACAGCAAATACCTCCGTAACAATATTTGATAATGTGTATAATATGTCAACTACATCAAACGCTTTAGATGGTAATGCACCTACACTTTGGTCAAGAAGTCCAACACCATCTGGAACTGATGCATTCAACAATTGTACAGGTTTGGATAATTTTGCATCAATACCCCTAAATTTTAAATAATATGTATTTAAGAATTATAGAAGAAAATATAGAATACCCATATAGTGTAGAACAACTTAGAAAAGATGCTTATAATGTAAGCTTTCCGGAAACTATATCCGATTCTACATTAGAAGAATTTGGATTATATAAAGTTGAATTAACTCCTAAACCAAACGATTACACAAAAAATATTATCGAAGGAACTCCCATTCTAACGGATGGTGTGTATTATCAAAATTGGATTCAAACTGATGCAAGTGAAACTGAAATAAGTGGAAGGATAATACAAAAATGGGCAGAGATTAGAGAACATAGAAGTGAATTACTTAAAGAGTGTGATTGGACAGTTTTATCCGATACACCACTAAGTAGTTCACTTGAAAATTGGAAAACATATAGACAAGAATTGAGAGATATTACATCACAAGAAAATCCTTTCAATATTATCTGGCCAAATCAACCATAAACCATCAAAAGATAATTAAAATTATATTTATACATAAATAAGGTAAAATGAAAATACATAGTCCCAGTTTTTCCGGTTCAATAACGCAAGACTTAAATAATGCTTATGCTAATTTAAGTGGTTCGTTTACCGGCTCTGTTACGGGTTCATTTACCGGAGATATTAATGTATCAGCAGCTACATTTAATGAACTGACAGTTACTCAGACTATTGATATCGGTTCTACAACTGCTAATATACAACAAATAACAGGTTCGGTTTTTATAACAGGTTCAGTAACGGTAGATGGGAATGTAAACACAATAAACGGAGGACAAGTGCAAGTGGATGGCGTGAATATATTAGATTCAGCTATCGCATTCGCAATTGCTTTAGGATAAAACATAAAATAAAAAAATGGCAAACGTATTTAAAAATAGTGTAACTGGTTCGATAGGACTGACTAATACGAAAGTATATCAGGCACCTGCTGGTACTGTTACTACTGTAATTGGTTTAAGTGTTGCAAATGTGCTTACACAAAATATAAGTGTGAATGTAACTGTAACCGATTCATCCGCTACTAAAACAAATCATTTAGTAAAAAATGCTTTGATTACTGAAGGCGGGTCTATAGTAGTAATTGGTGGAGACCAAAAAGTAGTATTGGAGGCTAATGATTTTATATCAGTAGTTTCAACTCAAGCAACATCGGCTGATGTAATTGTTTCAGTTTTAGAAATATCGTAAAGTTTTAATTAATGGCGTATAACGGCAAAGCACCTAATGGATTCAATCAACTAAGCTCAAGCTTAGTAGCACTATTTGTGAGTGGAAGTAGATCTGCGGATTTTCAACCAACTGCATCACAATTTTTCGGCAGTGTATCCTCCTCTGCTTTTTTGGGTGATGGTTCGGGTTTAACAAATTTATCAGTTGATTCATTAGGAGATATAACAACATTAAAATCCGGCTCAACTACGGCAGTTATTTCTCCAAATCAGGGATTACGAGTTAATACGGCATTAACGGTAAGAGATTTTTTAATTGTAACTGGTTCAACTACTATTGGTAGTAATTTAGTAGTAACGGGTTCAATAACAACTAATAATAATATCACTTATAATGGTGGTAGTGATTTTACAATTTCAAATAGTGGAAATGGTAATCTTATAGTTGATACAAATGGAGCAGGAAAAATATTATTACAAAGTCCAACCGAAATCACAGGCAATTCTTTAGTTACTGGAGATTTAAGAATAACTGGAACATTATCAGCTAGTTTAGTATCAACTACATTTATTACATCATCTCAGTTAAATGTATCTACTAATTTAATTACAATGAACACCGATTCTAATACAATTAGATATGGTGGTATTGCGGTAATAGATTCGGGTTCAGCACCATATAGAAGTGGTTCATTATTATTTGATTCGGTGCAAGATAGATGGATATATGTTCATCAAGCAGCTTCTGGGAATACAATAACCTCATCTATTTTAATGATGGGGCCTGAAACATATAATTCATTAGGAAGTGAAACTCAAATAACTAGAAACCGATTAACAAAAGGTTCGGCAGGACAAAGTGGTGAACATATTTCCGATTCTAATATAGAAGATAATGGTTCAAAAGTAAGAGTAAATTCAAATACAGAAATTACAGGTTCATTAATTGTTACTGGTGATAAAATAACAGTAAACGCTATTGGTGGAGATGAGGGAGGTGAAATTTTATTAGGAAAAGCAATAACCAACACAACACTTGTAGGTGAAGGTGTAACAATAGATGTTTTTCAAAATAGATTAAGATTTTTTGAGCAAGGTGGAACTGCTAGAGGAGGGTATCTTGATATATCTACTTTAACTGCGGGAGTTGGAACAAATTTAGTAACTGCGGGAACGTCGGGAACATCTGGTACATCGGGTACAAGTGGAGTTAATGGTACTAGTGGAACTTCAGGTTCTTCAGGAACATCAGCTACAAGTGGAACATCGGGTGTAAGTGGAACTTCAGGTTCTTCGGGAACATCAGGAACTTCGGGAGTTAGTGGAAGTAGTGGAACAAGTGGAACGAGTGGAAGTAGTGGAACATCAGCAACATCGGGAACTTCGGGAAGTAGTGGAACTAGAGGAACAAGTGGAACATCAGGTACAAGTGCAACATCAGGTTCAAGCGGAAGTAGTGGAAGTAGTGGTTCTTCGGGGACAAGTGGTGTAAGTGGAGCCGGTGGAACTTCGGGTTCATCAGGTACAAGTGGAACATCGGGTAGTAGTGGAACATCAGCAACGGCGGGTTCATCAGGAACTTCGGGAACTAGAGGAACATCAGGAACTTCGGGAACTTCAGCAACAAGCGGAACTAGTGGGACAAGTGGAACATCAGCAACCGCAGGTTCGAGTGGAAGTAGTGGTAGTAGTGGAACTTCGGGAAGTAGTGGAACTTCTGCAACAAGCGGAAGTAGTGGAACTTCAGGAACATCAGGTACAAGTGGAACATCAGCAACTGCGGGTTCTTCGGGAACAAGCGGTAGTAGTGGGACTAGTGGTATAAGTGGAGCAGGTGGTTCTTCGGGAACTACTGGTAGTAGTGGAACGAGTGGAACATCAGGAACATCTGCAACAAGCGGAACAAGTGGAACATCTGCGACAAGCGGAACATCGGCAACTTCGGGAAGTAGTGGTAGTTCTGGTATTACTGGAGCAGGTGGAGGAAGTGGTTCTTCGGGAAGTAGTGGAACAAGTGGAACATCTGCAACTGCAGGTAGTAGTGGAACGAGTGGAACTAGAGGGACAAGTGGAACTTCAGGAACAAGTGGTATAAGTGGAGCAGGTGGTTCTTCGGGTCTGACTGGTTCTTCGGGAACTTCGGGAACGAGTGGAACTTCAGGAACATCAGCAACTGCGGGTAGTAGTGGAACGAGTGGAACTAGAGGGACAAGTGGAACTTCAGGAACATCAGCAACTTCGGGAACGAGTGGAAGTAGTGGAAGTAGTGGTTCATCGGGAGCACAAGGAACTTCAGGCTCAGCAGGAACTTCGGGAAGTAGTGGAACATCGGGAACAAGCGGAACATCCGGCACCTCAGCAACAAGCGGAACATCGGGAACATCAGCAACAAGTGGAAGTGGTGGTAGTAGTGGAACGAGTGGAACTAGAGGAACATCGGGAACTTCGGGAACGAGTGGTGTGAGTGGAGCATCTGGCTCAAGCGGAAGTAGTGGAACATCGGGAACAAGCGGAACATCAGCAACTTCGGGAACAAGCGGAACATCCGCAACTTCGGGAACGAGTGGTTCATCTGGTACAAGTGGAACTAGCGGAACTTCAGCAACGAGTGGAACATCAGCAACTTCGGGAACAAGCGGAACATCAGCAACTTCGGGAAGTAGTGGTGTAAGTGGAACTTCAGGAACTTCGGGAACGGGTGGTAGTAGTGGAACAAGTGGAACTAGAGGAACATCAGGAACTTCGGGAACTTCAGCAACATCAGGAACTTCAGCAACAAGCGGAACTTCCGGTTCATCTGGTACAAGTGGGTTATCGGGAGCAACAGGTTCATCGGGAAGTAGTGGAACATCGGGAACTTCAGGAACATCTGCAACAAGTGGAACGGGTGGAAGTAGTGGAACTTCCGGAACATCAGGAACATCAGCAACAAGCGGAACTTCAGCAACGAGTGGAACGAGTGGAACTTCAGCAACTTCTGGAACAAGTGGAACTAGGGGGACAAGTGGAACTTCGGGAACATCCGGAACAAGTGGAACATCGGCAACATCAGGAACTTCGGGAACATCAGCAACATCAGGAACTTCGGGAGCTAGTGGAACAAATGGAGTATTATCATTAACAGGAGCAACTGATAATGGTTTAATAACATTAAATGGAACGGCACCAAATGCAACAGTTGAAACTAATTTAACATTCGATGGAGCAACACTTACATTAACAGGTGACCAAATCGTAAGAGCAGCGGCAACACAAGATGGTGTAAGATTAGTTGGTAGAGCAGGTGGAACTGGAAACTTCAGAGTAAGTATTACTCCTGAAACTTTATCGGCAGATAGAACCCTAACTCTTGCTAATGGTAATACTACCTTAGTAACGGGAACGATGGTTTCTACTACGAGAACTATCACAATAAATGGAACTACAAACCAAGTAGTTTCATCAGCAGGTGGACAAGATTTATCATCAAATAGAACTTGGACATTATCCCTACCACAAAATATTCATACAGCAGCAACTCCAACATTTGGTGGATTAACTCTTTCGGGAGCACAATCTATAACAGGTGGTGGATTAACTATAAGAACTGCGGCAACGCAAGATGGTGTAATAATAGCAGGTAGAGCAGGTGGAACGGGTACTTTTGATGTAACAATTTCTCCAACAACTCTAACCGCTGATAGAACTTTAACATTAGCAGATGGTAACACTACTTTAGTTGGTGGAACAATGCTTACAACGGCTAGAAGTATATCTACAACTGGAGGTATTACGGGTGGAGGTGATTTATCAGCAGATAGAACATTCACAATTGCAGATGGTGCATTAACAAACGCTAAATTAGCAAACTCATCTATAACCGTAACTGCGGGAACTGGTATGAGTGGAGGTGGTGCAGTATCATTGGGTGGAACTGTAACATTAACAAACGCGGGTGTAACTTCAAATGTAGCAGGAACAGGTATTAGTGTAAGTGGTGCTACGGGAGCAGTAACAATTACGAATACGGGTGTAACATCTTTAACAGGAACATCGAATCAAATTTCAGTAAGTGCTGGAACGGGAGCTGTAACATTATCAACTCCTCAAAATATTCATACGGCAGCAACACCCACATTTGCTAGACAAACTTTAAGTGGAACGCCAACCGTATGGAGTGCAACAACTCCTGGTACAGGAAATGGTGATTTACATTTAGGTTCTGCGAGTGGAACAGCTAACGCTGGTTTTGCAATAACTTTTGGAGCAAGAGATGCAAGTTCGGGTGGAAACGGTCAAGCGGGTATCTATATTAACTCAGATGGTTCATACGGTACAAGAATGTATATCGCTACAACCGATTCATATGCTACTGGTGCGAGAACTGCAATCAGTATTAATGAAGGTGGTGCCGTTAGTATAATAAGAAGCGGATTAACATTATCAGCAGATTCAACATCAATATCATTCTCATCTGCAACTGGAGCTAAAACAATATCAACAGGTGGTTCAACCGATTTATTTTTAAGTCCAGGCGGTAATGTAAGAATTGGAACTGCTGGAACATCTGTAGCAGCTAAATTGCAAGTTGGTGGTGATATTAGAGCAACGGGTGAAGTTGTAGCATACGCAGCATCTGATAAAAATCTAAAGGATAATATCCAAAAAATAGAATCTCCATTAGAAATTATTTCTAAAATAGGTGGTTATACATTTGATTGGAATAAAAATCAACAAACATATACAGGCAAAGATTACGGAGTAATTGCACAAGAAATTGAGGAAGTAATGCCTGAATTAGTAATTACTCGTGAAAGTGGTTATAAGGCAGTTAATTACGAAAAAATTATACCTTTATTGATTGAATCCATAAAAGAGCAGCAGAACGCCATAGTAGCCCAACAAACTGAAATTAAAGAGTTAAGAGAAGTAATAAACAACATTTTAAATAAGTAATACTTATCTAAAGTGATGTTAATATTGAATAATAAAGTTTAAAAACAATGGGTTTAATTCCTGCTACCGGTTCGGAAATTGCTATGGGAAAGGTATATAGGGCATTTGGTCTATCGGCTGGATATCCTCCTGCGGCTAATACGAACATTGGATTAAACAATACACCATCCGGCGGTGGAACATCTATTGGGCAGAATAGAAACTTAGGATTAGGTCAAACTAATTTAGTTATAGGTGCTGAATCTGAATTGAGTATTAAATTCGGAGGTATTACAACACCACAAGATTATCCATAAAATGTTTGGTAATATCAGATATTTTTCGTATATTTGTTAAAATGTTTTGTTATGAAATTAAGTTACAAAGAATCTATGTCCGAATATGAATTAAAAAACATAGTTTGGAATGGAATTGACTACGATAAAAGAAAACTTATTAGATTTGTTGAAAAATACGAATATCTAAAAACTCTTGCTGAAACGGATGAAGTAAAAGAAGAAATCCAAATAATGGATGGAATACTTAAATCCCACAACTCTGATAATCTTCAGAAACTCTTACAAAACGATTTAGAATATAGTAGATGGGCTACTATAGAAAGATTAGCAAGAAAAGTATCCACCGAAGTTCTTTTGGATGGAAAATACTCTAAACATACTTTTGAAACCATAAGTAATTTACCAATTGTAGATTATAAATTAATAATTAGACGTTCTAAGGAACTAATTAATATCATTAACGAAACAATTGCTGAAGCTGAAATGGATACATCTAAAATACCTGGTGTAAAATGAGTATCTACAAAAACACTTTATGGCAAGGGTTACCAACATCGGTAGCTATATTAGTTCCGAGTAAAGATACGGTATATTCTCACTTTGCTTATTCATTAAGTAATTTGGTTAAGACAACTACACAAATGGGAATTGAAACTCATTTGTTTTTTGATGCTTCAACTATTCTAATAAATCAAAGAGAAAGTTTAATCAAACAGGCAATAGAAGTTGGAGCAGAATGGGTTCTTTGGTTAGATAGTGATATGATGTTCCCACCAACCACCCTATTAAGGTTACTATCACACAATCAAAATATTGTGGGGTGTAACTATATGAAAAGAACATACCCCTTTAAATCGGTTGCATATACCGATACAAGCGATTGGGAAAGTTGGATACCCATACAATATTCAGATGAATTGGTAACTGCTGAGGCAATGGGAATGGGTTGTGTATTAATGAGGACTGAAATATTCCAAAAATTACAAAAACCATACTTCGAATACACATATCAGCCAAAAACAGAAGATTGGGGAGGTGAAGATTTTACTCTATTTAAGAAATTAAATAAATTGGGTTATGAGTTAAAGATAGATATGAATTTAAGTAATGAAATAAACCATATTGGAACTTTTGCCTATGGTAGGACCGTATCTACTAATGAGGTTAAGAAAAAAGAGTGGAAATCTAAAGAAAATAAGAAAAAAGATTTGGAAAATACTAAATAATTTCGTATCTTTACCAATATTTTATGATAACTGACCAATTTTACATAGAAAACTTTATAACAACCAATGAAGGTGTGGATATACCATTCAGATGGACACATGGAGCTACTATAAAGCACATGGGTGATGGATTATTGGTATATTCTATCATTCAACATATGAGAGCAAAGGTTTGTGTGTGTATTGGGAGTGGTGGAGGGTTTATTCCACGCATTATGACTCAAGCGAGGATGGATTTGTGGGAACAACAAATATTTGAAGGAAGTAATGATAAGAATTGGGGAGATATTGGAACAACTTACGTTGTTGATGCTTGTAATGGAGTTGGTGGTAAATCTGATATAGAAGATGAGAGTTCTTTGTTTAGAAGTGCGTTTCATCCACGATTTATAAAAGAAACATCTGAAAAGGCATACTATGATTTCTTTGTTAAGCAAGATATTAAGATAGATGTTCTTTTTATAGATGGTGACCACTCATATGAAGGTGTTAAGTTGGATTTTGATTTATATTCAACGATGCTTTCAGATAAAGGTATTATAATGATACATGATACTGATGAATCTTATGAAAATAATTTAATTGTATCTGAAGATTCTAAAAAACATTGGGATAAATTTGATGGACCTGCTAAATTGATAAAAGAATTGGCTGATAATAAAGATTGGAATATAATTAACCTTTTCAATCATAAAATATTACCAAATAAACCTTCATCAACCGGTATAACTTTATTGAATAGAAAATGATAAGATTAGTTACTGTTATTGGACATGGTGTGGAATTATTACCACATTTTATTTCTCACTACACAAAATATGTAGATGAGATTTGTATTGTTACTTATAATTCAGAATTACATCCAAATATAGATGATGAAGTTAGAGCAATAACCGATAATCTATTTAATGTTAAGATTGTAGGAACAACAAGACATAGAATATTTGATTGGGAAGAAGTTACCAAATTATATAATCAGGCTACTTCTAAATATGGGGATGATTGGTGGGTTATTGCAGATATTGATGAGTTTCATTTATATCCAAAAGATAATCTTAAAGAAATGGTTAGTGATTGTGATAGAAGAGGATGGGATGTAGTTAGAGGTGGCTTTATTGATAGAGTTGGTAAAGATGGAACATTTCCTCACATAACCGATGAATTTATTTTTAAACAATTCCCAATGATGGGATTTTTTAGATATCCGATGAGTGGGGCTTGTCCAAATAAGATTTGTGTAAAGAAAGGATATGTTAAAATAACACCCGGTCAACATTACGCTGAATTTGATGGGCATACTACTTGGAGATGGCAAGGTTGGAATCATCCACTAATAGCACCAATAGATGAGTATTCAGTTCAAGTCCATCACTTTAAATGGGATGCTAGTTGTATAGAAAGAATACAAAAGGTAGCTGATATTGGACAAGAATATGCATACTCTGATGAGTATAAAAAGATGTATGAAGAATTACGAAAATCTAAATTTTTGATAGATATATATAAGAATGAATTTATGTTTGAGAATTCCTCAATAGCGGAATTTCGCAGATATAGAGCTTGGAACAAATTAATAAAAAAAATAGTATCGTTATGACAGAAGAAGAAATGTTATTAGAACAAAGGAAAGTTAAAGCATTAGAAAAAATTGCTAATTCCTTAGATGCACTTACCATCTGGTTTGAAGAAATTGATAAAGATGAGTGGAGTGAAAGAATGCAGTATTATCTATTTGAGTGGCACAAATCATTCAAAAATACTGAAGAGTAATAAGTTATGGCTAAATTAGGTGTAATAGTTCCCTATAGAGATAGGTATAAACATTTACTTAGTTTCAAAAAAAGTATTATAAAACATTTAAACGCAGCTGGTATTGAGTTCGAACTAATTGTAGTGGAACAAGATGGTGGAACTGCATTTAATAGAGGTAAACTTCTAAACATCGGTTTCCTAACCGCTGAGAAACTAAATTGTGATTATGTTGTATTTCACGATATAGATATGTTGCCGGTGGAAGTTGATTACAGCTTCTCATCGGTGCCATTGCACCTAGCCACAAACTTTGTATCTGAATCAAAAACTAAAAGAACACTATTCGATGAATATTTTGGAGGTGTTACTTTATTTCCTGTAGATTTGTTTAGACGTATAAACGGATACTCAAATAACTATTGGGGTTGGGGATTTGAAGATGATGATTTACTCTACCGTTGTAAGTTGAATGGAATTCCGTTAGAAGAGAAAGAAATAAAAAACGTTGGTGGTAATACAGCTGCATTAAAGTTTAATGGTAACAATGCATATGTTAAAGGTAAGAATGTAATTAACGTTAGGAGACCTTTAACTATATTTGTTTCGTTTTCACCAAATGAAACTGTTTTAAATTACAAAAAAGATAAAGATATCTATGGTGTGGTTGGTATACCTGGTTATGATTTATTAATATCATATAGTTCGTATAAGAGATACAACTTTGAAATTTTTGATAATGAAAACGAAGTAATATACATAAGTACGGATATTAAACCTCATTATAAAACAAACGTAGCTATAACAATAGACCCAACTAAGAAACATATAATTATGTATCAGGATGGTGAGTTTGTTAAACGATTGATGTATAAAACTCCTTTATACAATTACATCAGAGAACCATATTTTTATTTAGGTTGTGCAGACCCATTAAGAACTGATGATGAAAAAATGTTCAATGGGTTAATCAATTCAGTAGCAATTTATGATGAGGCTTTAGAGCCTGATGAAATATTTGATATTAGTAATAACAAATACTTTGGGTTAACTCAAAATTTTAAAGATTATAAATCAGCACATAAATTAAAATTATATTATGATGCTAAATTCATTAAAGATTATAAATTGATTGATTTGAGTGGAAGGGGTAATGATGGTGAAATTGTAAATTGTGAAATGGTTGGATATGATATTGAAGATAGTAAATTAATAGAAGTTCCTTTCAGAAGAGAATGTACTTTTAAGTTACTAGCGCATGCTGAGAATGGATATACCAATAATGAGTGGAGAGAAAAAACAACCAGATATAATCAATTAAAATTTCAAAACGAAGTAAGTAAAGGACATATTGATACAAACGAAGAGGGTTTAAATAATTGCTATTTTACAGAGCATTCTAGAACAAAAGTTAATAATCAAACACATATTATAGTAGGCTTATGAGTCACAAGTTAGGTATATGTATTCCTTATAGAAACAGACAAAAACATTTGGATGAATTAATTCCTGCGTTAACGGAGCATCTAAATAAGAAAGGAATCGAACATGCTTTTTATATAGCACATCAAACGGATGATAAGTTATTTAATAGAGGTGCTATGAAGAATATAGCAGCTAAGCACGCGTTTGAAGATGGGTGTGATTACATAGCTTGGCATGATGTTGATATGATTCCATCGGATGATTGTGATTATAGTTATCCCGAAGAGATACCAATTCATATAGCAACTAAACTTTCAAAGTATAATTATGGAATGTCTTACCCTGAATACTTTGGT